TGCAGTGAGCACAAGCAAGTCATCCATCCTAATCGGAGATTTAGCAAAGCTTATTTGTCAGAACGGAGTAGAAGTTGGTCAAAAGAGATTGTTTAACTGGATGAGAGCTAACGGATACCTATTGAGCAACGGAAGCTCAAGAAACATGCCAGCACAGAGATACATGGAGCAAGGTTTATTCGAAGTCAAAGAAAGCACAGTTCTTAATCCTGATGGCTCACAACGAATCACACGCACAACAAAGGTAACTGGCAAAGGTCAAGTGTACTTCGTAAATAAGTTCTTAGAAAAGGCGGTATAGCCTATGGGAAAGAATGACCAAATCGAAGGGCAGATGAGTCTATTTGATTTCATAGAGGCCCCGATTGCAGCAGTAGAAGCTCCAAAAGAACAGCAGCTTAGAATTAACATTCCTTGGCCGTGTAGAGAATGTAAATGGCATGACGGATGTTGCTGCGAATATGACAAGAAACCTGAGCAACATGGTGAATGCAATTTGTTTGTGAGCAGAACACCCAACTTTGACACCATGAGCATAGAAGAAGCCGTGAAAATGGTTGAAGAAGGAACTGGACTCAAATTTAAACCTACGGATTGGAGCCCGAACGGAGAACAAGAATACGAGGCAAAGGTAGGCAAAAGCAAAGTCCAAATTCATTTTTCACATTACGCAGAAGGCATTAATGGAGCTAGAAGACATTTAGGATTGTCTATCCAGCATTCAACAGGTGGATTCGGAAGCCCATGTGACAGTGTTGAAGAGGTAATTGAACAAATCAATAAACGCCAACGAAGAGCAGACCAAGAAAACAAAAGAATAGACGAAAGCTTTCGACCTAAAGACGAAGAAGCCTACGGCGAACGAGTTGAAAAGCCTATCTGCAAACATTCAGAGCATACATGCAATAAAGAGGAACTGTGGAAGGTAGCCGAGGATATCGGCGAGGATTGCCCGAAGAGTTGCTGCAGAGCATGTAGCAATGAGAATTGCGGTGCAAGATGCAATGGAGCTCCTAAAGCATCCAGGATAGAAAAGATGGTTGAAGCTCAAGCTGAAACAACAAAAGCGTGTGCCGATTGCATTAACTGGTTCGAGACTGGGTGTATTGTAAATAACAATTTTACAAGATACCACAAATACGACACAAACGAATGGTTTCAGCTTCCAAAATGCGAACACAAAAATAGATTCTATCCAAAGAGCATGAGCTTATGCGAGAACAAAGAAAATTGCGATGATTATCCAATCCATTGCAAAGGAGAGTGCTTTTGGTGTCATAGAAACCCAAACCTAAGCGGAGATAACTGCTTGAACTGCAGAAAATACAAAATAGAGTGCTTTCCTGAGCATGCAGCAGTACATGGAAAATGCGAAAAGTACAAAGTGGTTCCTGACTTCTACAGAGTAATGAGATGCCAGTTATGCAAGTACTGGTCATGCAGCACTGAACAGCCACCAGCAGGATGGGGAATAGATGGATTTTGTTCTTTAGCAAGAAACAAAACTCAAGCACACAGCGGATGCTGTTATTTCGAAAGAGAAGGAGATACAGATGGAGATAGAGAAATACAAACAGACAGGTCCGAATTACTACATACAGCCGAAGAAGAAATATAGTGCTGAAACAAAGAAATGGTATGTGGAAGGCGAAGGATACACAGAGATAAGAACTCCATCGGGCAATTATCCATCAAAGAAATGGGATGAGCTCATGCTTGCAGCAGTCGAAGAAGATGGACTCAAGGATTTGCTAGAAGGTATCAAAGAGCATGTTAGAACGCATTGCTTGTGGCTGAAAGAAAAAGAAATTGAGCATTATGCGTTAAGTTGTTTGAGCAATAAATCCTATGAAGCATGGAGCGATTTTAGTTATCAACAGAGCTTATTCTGAGAAAGGAGAGTTCATGAGCATAACAGAACAGATTGAAAAAGTAAAAGAGGAGATGTGCAGTTCGTATTGCAAATATCCAGATCAGGAGATTCCCGAAGGTAAAACAGAGGATTGGCTCTTTGAAGAAGGAAGTCCTTGTGAGAATTGCCCATTAAACAAATTGTAATAGCGAAGGAGGGGAGAATGGACACATTAATCACACTATTGATGATAGGCTTTGAATTTATCATCGGCACAGCCGTTGGAGCAGTAGCAGCATTGATAAGCATGGAGGAGAGAAAGTATGAAGAATTTAGCAACATGGGCGGCAAGAACAATATTCAGACTGATGATAAGGATGGCATATAGCGAATGAAACGTAGACAGGTAATTAAGAGAAAGCCAATTCCAAAATTCTTAGCCAGGGCGATATGGGAAGCTGAAAACGACATCACAGTTGAAGGTAGCAAGCAATTAGACATCGTAATGTGCTCAAGCATCCTAGCCTTGAATAGATACTGGGGATGGAAAACAGATAGACTAAGCAAATTGCTGTTCTTGCAGCAGGAGATATGGGATGAGGTCGGAGCTGATAACGATATATCGATGATAAAGCTCTTGGATGAGGAATGTGACATAGAGCTGACAAACCATGAAGGAGTCAGCTACAAGGATGTGATATACCTCAACGCTGAAATAGACACAGGAAAAGACCTAAGCCCTTATGAATGGCTGAGGATGAGGCAGAACCAAAAGAAATGGATTGAATGTCAAATTATGGCGTGCGTGTTCCTGGCACTCCACCGAAAAGAAGGCTGGGGAGCAAAAAGAGTAAAAGAGCTCCTAGACCACACACAAGCCATTAAAGAAGAATTCAATTATGACCCCAAGCTTTTGTGCGAAGCGGTCATGAACGAAGCACATTATGACTGGTTAGGACAACTCAAAGAACAAGAAAAGGAGGACGAATAATGGATTTAAGTATCTTACCTGACAATGATTGCGAGCATTGCGAATGCTACTACATCTGCCCTGTAGACAATGGAGAAAAATGTGTTAAGGAGGACGAGGGAGAATGAGATTTTATATCAGCGGACCAATAACAGGCACCAAGGGATATCTTAAGCACTTCGGTGCAGCAGAACGACAGCTCAAAGACCAAGGCCATGAAGCAGTCAATCCAACAAAGAACAGTTATGTAATGCCGCCAACAACATCTCATGCTGACTACATGAAGGTGAGCATCGCTCAGCTGAGTTGCTGTGATGGCATATTGATGCTTAAAGGCTGGAAGGAGTCAAAAGGAGCGAGAGAAGAGTTTTGTTATGCGGTGGATCATAAAATGCCAATCATATTTGAGGAGGATTAATTATGGCACAAGAGATACCAAGTAAGAAAACAGACAGAGAGACAGTAATTCAGACAGGTGAATGCAGATATTGCGGACAGCATTACACATTCGAGGGACTTATCGATATGTCTGAAGAGGAAAAGAACACAATTGCAACATCAAAGTGCGATTGCGAGGAGGCTATAGCCGAGACAAAGAGACTTGAAGGTGTGGCTTTAGCAGAGAAGAACATCGACAAGCTCTTAGGCAAGTATGCATTTGCTGAACAGCTTAAGCCCTTTGCTACAGAGCTGGCCAAAGAGCATCTCGATAGCATCACAGTAAAGGTTGATAACGTGACAGCGACAATGAGCCTGAACAACGGCAAGATTGTTCTCAAGAAGAAAGTCACAGAAGAGAATACCTTGGAGGCTTAAATGAGCAAATCAATCATGCATCAGAAAGATGGGACTTGTTACCTGTGCATGATGTTAAAGGGAGATTACGACGATCATAAAATCACTGAAGAGCATCACGCAGTGTTCGGCACAGCAAATAGAAAAATAGCCGAGCACTACGGGCTCAAAGTGTATCTTTGCCCTGAACATCACAAAACAGGCAAAGAAGCGGTTCACAAGAACTATAAGATTGCGAGACGGTTGCAGCAGGATGCTCAGAAGGCTTTTGAAGCCAAATATCCCACATTAAGCTTTAGAGATATTTTTGGGATAAATTACAAGACCGAAGAACAGCCAGTTGCGACGTCGCAAAAAGAAGAACCGAAGGAACCAGGATTCAGATTTATCGAAAGGGAGGATGAGTGATGGCACAAAGAGGAAGACCTAAAAAAGACACATTAAGCCTTACAGAAAAAAAGGCTCGCGAGCAAGGCAAGACATACGGCGAGTATATTGCAGACCAAACAAAGCAGACAGTCGTAGTTGAGCAAACAGACGGAGTTGAGCGAATGAAGGTATCTGAGAGGATGGCCAAGGCGATGCACATTCCTGATCGAGCAAAGAAGGCTATCGAGGAAGCTGCAAAGCAGACAGAAGAGGACATTGAAAATCACAAGTCTTGCATCAAAAAGATTCAGCAGGAGATTGACCAGCACATCGGATGTATCAGAACTCACGAGCAAGCAATCAAGGAGCTGGAGGTAGAGCTCAAGGAAGAGAAGGATTTTATAGCACAGTTTAGCTGAAGGAGGGAAGACATGAACCTCACGGGTTACAAGGCAGGAGACACAATCAGATGCCACACAAGCGAAGAGATGCACAACAAGGTTGAATATCTCAAGAGGTTAGGCATCAGAGCTGACTACCTGTACGAGAAAGATGGTGTAGAGGGAAAATGGGTGATTATCGAGCCTGTTTACCCATAACAGAAGGGAGAGGAAATGGACGTATTAGCAGGATTCGTTATCAAAAACGTTTCAGAATATGCAACAAGCGGAGATTATCCTTACTGGATTGTTAGAGTCAAGGATGAGGCTACAACAGAAGGCTACTTCTGGGGAGCATACGAAACAAAGGAACGAGCATTAGAGTGCATCAAAGGAATGCATGGAGCAGTACTTGTAACTTATGCAGTAACAGGAGAAATTTAAGCAATGGCAAACATGTATATGATTCACACCTGCCCACAACGACTTGATTACGTGCAAGGCATATTGGTGCCAGACATGATGGCTCAAGGCATCAAAAGAGACTACATCATCGTCGCTTTAGACGATAAGCAGGAAGGAAACCTTAAAGCGTTCCTGTCAGCACTAGAGATGCTGCCAAAGACGGGCTTCACATGGCATTTGCAGGACGATGTAGTTGTTAGTTCATACTTCGCTGACCAAACGGAGAAAGAATACAAGTCAGATGTTATTTGCGGCTATTGTTGCCAGACTGATACATGGATTTGCGGAAAGGTTTCGCCAAGCTATGCGTGGTTCTCGTTTCAGTGTATAGGCTATAGCAATGAGATTGCAAAAGAGTTCTTAGCCTGGTTTGAAGAGAAAGGCAAAGAGCAGCATCCAGACTGGGTGAATTATAACAAGTTTGATGATTCGTTCTTTCATGAATTCATCAAAGAAAAGAATTATCGAGCGTATAACATGAGGCCAAATATAGTTGAACATATTGACTACCTACTAGGTGGCTCAATAGTAAACGAAGAACGTAGTTGGCAATCACGAGCGTTTTACTGGGCAGAACCTGAAAGAGTGGAAGATGTGAAGAAAAGACTGAGCAACAGCTGAAGGAGGGGCTATGGAAAAAGCAAGAGAACCAACAAAGTGAAGGTCTATTGCAGCAGGATGATAATAGTTTTATACCACACATGCGGCGGAGACCTTTTCACTCCGCCGATTTTAAGGGAGAAAGAAGAAACATGACTAAAGCAGAAGTACATGACAAGTTAACGGCACCAAGAAGGACTAAGAGAAAGATAGCAGTCACGAAAGCTCAGATGGAGCGTCTAAGAGTCATGATGTTACCAGGGGCGATTCGATATGACAAAGACAGCATTCAAACATCACCACAAGACCCTATGCTGGTCTTTGCGGAGAAGATGGATGAATTAGCAAGACAGGCGAAAGACTTAGAACTACTCTACATGAACGAGTATAAAGAGGTTGAAGCAATGGCTGAGACATTGGATGATGCTCATAGAGATGTGCTCAAGCTGAGATATTTAGCAGAGTACAGGCCTGTAGAGATAGCGATAGAACTAAACTATTCGGAGTCAACGGTTTACAAACTCAAGAGGGAAGCAATTAAACTTTTGGAAGGTTAGCAGTAAAAGTCAAGAAAAAAAGTTTTAGGGATGCTATTATGATAGTGTCGAAAAGGTCAAAGAACCCCCCAAACGTAAAACCTTCTCCGAAGAGGCACTTGAGAAAGCTCAGGTGCCTTTTTACGTTGAAAAAGAAGCGAGGTGCAGCAGTATGAGCAATGCAAGATATCAAAATGGCTCCCTCCGCAGGAAATACCGGGCTAGATTCAAGGCTATGGATGCGCCTTGCGGAATATGCCGAGGGAGGTTTGGCCCTATTCACTACGACGAACCCAGCGACGCACAGCATCCAATGAGCTTTGTAATCGATGAAATTAATCCGATTTCAAAGTATGCACAGTTCGGATACAGTTCAAAGAGAGAAGCAGCGGAGGATTGGAACAATCTGCAAGCTGCTCACTATTGGTGCAATGCTCTCAAGTCAGATAAAACGAACTTTAGCCTAGCTTGGGGGACACCTACAGAGCCTAGAAGCCCCAAGAAAGAAAAAGAAAACATTTTAGATGGTGATTGGTGAAAAAGGGTGGGTAGGAACCCCCCACCGGGGGCCATTGGCGAG